ACACGAGAATAGTATAGTTTGTAAAGGAAAGGTAAAACCGTTCCCCATAGAACTAACCATCTCGAGCTCGACTTTATCACCGTTAGGCAGCAGTACATCTTTGGAGCGGAGAGTATTCAACAACCGATAAAAATCGGAGGGAAGAGCTTCTCGCAACATTGATAAACTTACTGAGTCGGAAGCACACGAAAGGTCAATCGAAAAGAAAGACCCATCGAGCGATCCGATTCGACAAAGTTCACGATTGTTATCTGGCTGATAACTCAGAGAAATCCCTAAGGATGACTTCAAGCGATCTTCCAGTATAGCACCGAGACCTAATTGAGCAAACATGTTCAAAGAGGGCTCGATGCATATCGTTCGTGATGTACGGTCGTTTTTCGGCACAAAGGATAACCGATTACCTGAAACTTTAGCGAAGTCGCCATAATGTTCCTGTCTGATAAATTCAGCATTGGACCATTCAGGGCTAAGGCGCGTAAAGTCCTTGTACGCAATGTACAAGTGTCGAGATGTTGCAGTAAGAGGCGAAGAGAAGAGCTTCGTATAGAAGTCTCCTCCTCGAGCTCCGATGGCAGCACCTGGACCCGTGCGTCCTTGAAGGAAACATTGATCTAGGCCGTCAACTAACGAGAAACCATTAGGGTTCCAAAATTCATAAAGGGCGCGTTTAAATTCGCCCCAGAGGATTTCAGATCTAGAGGTTTCAAGTTGCAACCGCCACTTCCCACATAGCTTATTGCTATTAAGGAAGTCGGACAGAGCAACCGAATCAAGTTGTGCGTTATTTGCCTTTTTAAATTTCTTTAAAAAGCTTTTAGCAAGACTTAAAGCGGCCATCTGTCGAAGCGTGATGTCTGGCCAAGGCTCCATAGTGACCTTACGGTCAATATCGGAACCGAGGATCGGCATCAGATCGAGCATCAGGTGTGAGTAAAGCTCGGCAGGAGAAATCTCCATGACAAACACCTCAAGAATAAACGAAGGTTCTAGCCTAAGGCATCAAGTTCTGTTTCAAACTCAAGACCCAATCTGGAATATTGATTCCCAGTTTGGTCAAGAGATAGATTAAGAACGTGAACGCGGTAAGCTTGATAAGACGGTCCGTTTTAGGGATCGTCGGATCAGACTTGGCCATATATGTAGTGCCCTATTAGAGCACGCCATTTACGGTCATATCTCCAAAACCGGCGCTCTGATCATTTAGAGCTCCGATCAAAAGAGATAAAGCCGCTCGAACATTCGCTGCGTCGTAGGAGTCAGCACCGGCGGGAACATCGACAGTTAGTCGTGCTACCATCAGTGAAGGCGCCTGGTTCGCCGCATAGTTCACACCCTTACGGATAATGACACCATACGTGTTCTTGGGGACCACAGGGTACCGACCAGTTACCGCATTCGGCGTCGGAAGAGCTTTTGGGCTCTTAGGACGCGTGAATGTAATAGTAAACGGGTCGGAAACAGTGTGGACACGAACGCCAGTCTGGGTACCGCCAAGTGCGGTAACAGCATACTGACGTCCGTTGATGTCAGGAGCGACGTCCTGCACCGAGTCGTACGTCGGAGACGTAAGACCGGTTTGAGCGCCACCCGCTAACGCGGACAGATCTAAAGAGATCATGAGTTGATAACTCCAAAGGGGTTAAAAAGGTATGAGATCTTGGTGAGTTCTGGCCAAAGCGGCAAGATTGACCCATTTCAAAGAAGAAAAACTAGGGTGCCTAAACTCAAAACTGGGTATTAGGCTACCTTGGTAAATATTCCGAGAAACGGTCCTCGCCTCAATCTCAGCTTCCCCAGGGTCAATCGAGCCGGAGATATGGTAACGGGTATCGACTGGTTGGACTATTGGTACAACATGAATGTTAACCGCTTTGCGCTTAACAGTTGCAAGTTGCCCATAGCTTACCCAGGCGAGATCCCCGCGACGAAAACTCCAGCTCTGAATGACATCACCAATATTGGTGAAGTAGTCAACAAGGAAAGAGTAAGGTATAAGTTCCCAAATGGACGGAACAAATGAAGCGGGATCAAAACCAAAGTTTTGAATCGCAAAATCTGTCGTCGAACCAGCTGAGGACTTAACTGCCCCATATAGCTTGTAGCGATATGATTCTTTTTGAATCACATCATACGTGCCTTGACGGGAGCCATCACCAAAGAAACCGAGCGCATACGGGTCAATAACTCCTTCGGAGGTTCCTTCGGCGTAAATCCTTTTCAGGATTGGCCGAGAGAACTTCGACTGAGCTAAAGCCCGCATACCGTTATCGATATCCATAATGAGAGGCTTCCATCCATATGAGTACTCTAACCATGTTTCTGACAAGTATTTTCGTTTCCGAGATTTCGGGATCCGCCGACGCGCTTTCTTTAGCGTGTTAAGGTAGTCCTGAACTCCGGAGCGGAGAGCACGAGCAGGTGACTTAATAGCAGAGAGTGTCTTACCAAGTTCCCCAAGAAACGCTACCCCTTGGAGGGGCGTCATTTCGGAGGTTGCTTTTTGGACAAACTTAGCTATGGCCTGGTTCTGAGCAGAAGACAAAGAGGCTTCAGTGACACCGTAGGAGGGTATATTCACGCCCGTCAAAAACGGACCGCGAGTAACTCTCTTAGTAGACGTGTGGGTGCAAGGATCATTAGGATCAGAGAACCTGGTCGTTGTTACGGCCGAGCCACTGGTCATTTTAACCTTTACATCCTGTGCGTTTAACGGGGTAGTAGCATTACCGCCTTCAGCAATTATCCGCCGATACCCAGGCAGAGGTCCACCCGACTCGACATAACGATTAAACGTTAGTACGAATTGGGATGTAGACTCCTGAATGGGAGGAGGAGGATTCATG